AGACGGGGATCGAGGAAGAGGGCGCGGGGATCGAGGAGGACCTCGACAAGAGCCTGAGTAACTCCGTGAAAGTGAGCGTTGAGATATGAGCTTCCGTGATCTCCTGAAGGCGTACCCCGCCAAATATGCACACATCGACTTCAAGCCCCCGAAGGGCGCGCAAGAGGCCGCGCGGCGCGGTCTCGAGCTCCGCGAGGAACATGATCGCGGAGGAATCGGGACCCAAGAAGCGGGGGAGCTCGGGATCGGTTCGGGGATTCAGCGCGCGAACGATCTGAAGAGCGGCGACCGTATGTCTCCGCGCTCGGTGCGCCGCATGCGTAATTTTTTCAACCGTCACAGACAATACAAGACCCGAGGTCATCACGAGGACAAAACGAGCGCGTCTTATATCTCTTGGCAACTCTGGGGCGGAGACGCGGGGGATCGATGGGCTCAAAAGGTCGTCGAGCAGATGGAACGCGCCGACGAGAAAGCGAAGAAGAAATGAAGATCACACTTGAAGCGACGCCCGACGAACTCGAAGGCGTGACCCCTGAAGAGCTCCTCGAGCGTATCACTCAAGCGCTTCCGCGAGTCGTAGACTCTGCGTTCTCGGAGGTGATGAACAAGGGGGAGAGCGCGTCGACTCCCGCAGAACCTCACGAGCGGGTCAAGGGCTCCAAGAAAAACCCGAAGGGATCGGCGCGGAGTGCATCGAGCGCGGAATCGATCAAGCTCAGTAAGCAGGTGATCGATTCACTCAAGACGAAGGTCGAAGAGCACAACGAGAAGGTCGATGAACCGTGGCAACGTGTCACACTAGCGAAGTTGAAAGCGGTTTACCGGCGCGGCTCGGGAGCGTTCTCGGTGAGTCATCGACCTTCTCAAAATCGCGCTTCTTGGTCACATGCTCGCGTTAACGCATTCCTCAAGATCGCCCGAGGTGGAGGCAACAAGAAATACACGCAAGACGACGACCTCTTGCACGAAGATCACCCTCGACGAAAGACGAAGAAGTCCGTCGATTCCATGATCAAAGCGCGAGGCGGCGAAGTCGACCTCGTCACTGAGATCGCGGCGCGAATGCGTGACCTCTATGACTCGCGGCTCTCTCTGTTGCGCGATGATCTCGAGAGGTTGGTTGAAGATGACTCGTGAAGAACTCGCAGAGGAGACGGCGCGGCTCGTCGCGCTGCACCATGACGCTTTTCTCGTTGAGCTCTTCGGGGAAGAGGGCTCAGGACTGTCAGAGGATCGCTTAGCAGAACTCCGAGATGCTGAGCTTGTCGGGGACCTCTTACAAGTGGGCGACGTTCCCCCGTTCGAGTTCATGCTCGCGGCGGGGCACGTCTTCGGAAATAACCCCGAACGACTCGCAGAGCTTCGCGAGTTGGGGATCGAGGAGTTTGAGCCTCTGGTCTCGGTGCAGCTCCGCGACCTACGAAACACGCCACGCGCAGAGATCGAGGTTGAGGCCGCTGATACCCCCGACCCCCCCGAGCCTCCCGAGGATCTTGAACCGCGAACACCTCCCCCCGCGCCTGATTGGATGAGCACCGCAGAGCGGGGAGCTTATGAGCGCCTAGCGCTTCGAGCGGGTGAATTCATCCGAGGACTCGGAAACGCACTCAGCGAAGAGCTTGAGCTCGTCGCGGCGGAGGGTTGGAGGGGTCAAGAGATCATCGATGAGGTTAACCCCGCTCAGCGTCAAGAGATGCTCGAGATCCTCAGAGAAGAGGCAGCCAACGAGAGCGCGACGGGGCGCGACGCGCGTCGACTCGCGGGAACGCTCGCGGATCGCACAAAGTATTATTCTCACAACTGGCAACGCATCGCACAAACCGAGCTCCAAGGCGCACACAACGAAGGACGCGTGATCGCGGCGGTCGAAGGTTACGGAGACGCGGCGCGGGTCGCTCGCGTGCCCGAGTCCAACGCGTGCGAGTACTGTCTTGAACTGCTCACCGAGAACGGCGCGCCGCGCGTGTTCACAGTTGAGGAGCTCACCGCGAACGGGGTGAACGTGGGACGCGCTCGCGCCGAGTGGAAGGCGACGACCTTCCCGATTCATCCGAATTGTCGGTGTGATACAATCACAGTTCCCGAGGGTTTCATCGTCACAGAAGACGGGCGGCTTCGTCGTCCAGAAGAGGCTTGACACATGCCGTTTACGTTAGGTCGTTTTGTGCGTGCGCTGTTCAAAGGCGCGGGTCACAAGTATATCAAGAGAATCCCGTATATGACCCCGAAGGGGCAGCGCTATCGTTACATTTACAAAGTTGAGCATACGCATCAAGGAAAGCACGCGTTTGATGAAGCGCACCTCGTAGAAGGGACAAAGTTCGCGTTGAGCACGGAGAGCGGCGCGGAGTTTCATGGTCACATCACGGCGGTCGATGGGGATAAGGTGACCTATACGATTGACGACGGACCGCAAAAAGGGGAGGTAGTCGAGACGACGAAAGCAGAGCTCGCGGCGAAGCTGAACGAGGTTCACGGATACAAGGACAAGCTGTACGCGGAACGCGCGAAGGTGTCCGCGTTACTCGAGGAGATGAAAGCGGGGGACGCGACCGAGAAACAGATCGCTCGGGTACGTCGTCGACTGCTCGCTCTGGGTGGTGAGGAGATACGTGTCTTTCCTCTCTTTCGAGAAGAGCCGAATTCGCGCAGATTGAACGCTCGGATAAGAGAACTCGAGCGCGAGGTCCTCGCGGCGAATAGGGCAGTAGACAAACAACCTCACTATATAGGCTTTGATGACCTACCGATGAGCGAAGAAGAGGAACGCCTTCGGAGAGAATTACATGAGATTTATAGCGAATTTAGAGTAAACGAGTCCACGACGAAACCACTCTCGCGAGCGGCGCTTCAGAGAGTGAATGAGATTCATGATGCGCTCTTACCCGCGAAAAAACGGGCGGAGAGGGCGTCACAGGTGGCGCGGGACAAGAAAGCTCGTTTGTCGATCGAGGCGTCTCGGATCAGGGAGGAGGCCGAACGCGAACACTATGATCTCACTACTTATCATGATCTCGCGCTACCTAGTGAGAGGGAGCCCGATGAGAAGCCGTATGAGTACATGAGGCGAGAGGGGGAGCGCTTGATAAAGCTCGCAGAGGCGCGGAAAGATATTCAGGACCAAGAGATCAGAGATCGCGCATACCTCGGAGAATCAAGGGTTCCGAGGAATCCCGCAGTCACTCGATATAACGAAGAACGCCGCAATAAGGAACTCGCGGAGGGGCGGCGACTCTTGCGCGTCGCGGATTCCAACGACCCCCAAGCGCAAGAGAGAAAGAGGATTGAAGATATACTACGCGGTCTCAAATACGCAGCAGAGGGGGAAAGCGACGTAACCCGAGCGGGGAAGCGCACGGCGAGCAGTCGAAAACGTGACGGAGTTCTTCAGGACTACATACGAGACCATGTACGAACGCTTGAACCAAGCAGGGAACGCGCAGACCTCGAAGCCGCCGCTCAAGCGTACAAGGACGCAGAGCACGACAAAACGCGAGAGCGCAGAGACGCCGCGCGCGACGAGATTCGCCGCATACTATCAAGGGAGGCTTGACACATGCCGTTTAAGTTAGGTCGTTTCGTCCGCGCGCTGTTTAAGGGCGTAGGTCATCGATACATCAAGAGAATCCCGTATATGACTCCGAGGGGGCGCCGCTATCGTTACATTTACAAAGTTGAGCATACGCATCGCGGACGACATGCGTTTGACGAAGCGCACCTCGTAGAAGGGACAAAGTTCGCATTGAGCACGGAGAGCGGCGCGGAGTTTCATGGTCACATCACGGCGGTCGATGGCGACAATATCACCTATACGATAGACGACGGACCGCTAAAAGGGGAGGTCGTCGATACGACGAAAGCAGAGCTCGCGGCGAAGCTTAACGAGGTTCACGGATACAAGGACAAGCTGAGCGCGGAACGTGCGAAGGTGTCCGCGTTACTCGAGGAGATGAAAGCGGGGAGCGCGACCGAGAAACAGATTGCTCGGGTACGACGTCGCCTGCTCGCTCTGGGTGGTGTGGAAAAGGAAGCGGTGACTCCTGAGCCTGAACCCGTCGCGGAGAGTCAACTCGCGCGAGACCTCATCGAGAAGCACAGCGTTACCCCCGAGTTCTTAGAGCGCAAGGCGAAAGAGTTCCGCTTTTCGGGTGCGCTGTTAGACCGCTTCATGAATGAGAGACTCTTGAACCTGAGACACGAGGGATTCGAGCAAGCGAGCGCGATGTATAATCAAGCGCTGAGCCGCTCAGCGGAGGAGAATCGAGCGGTGCTTGCGCTGATCGAGGAGATGCGAGGAGACACGCACATCGATCGCAACTTACAAGCGAAGCAGAAACTAAGGAAACTCGAAGCGCTTAAGGAACAAAAGGAAGCGTACAAGCAAGCGCTCAGCGACTACGCCAAAGAGAACGGGGTGCAGGAGGTCTATTTGCCGCGTATGTCGGAGACCTTGGACGGGTACAAAGAGCGCCTTCAACTCGCGTTCCCTCGAGACCCCGACTTTGTCTCGGAGTTCTATGAGGGCGTCGAGTCGATTGTTCAGGAGTTCTCTTTTATACGGGGACATAGATTCTCCGCGTTTGAGCTATGGCATCACTTTGAAAAATTGAATCCTCAGTATCAAGGTTTACTCGATCATCGAAACACTCTCGATCAACAGCAACTTAAGAGCGAAGAGCGAGAGCTCGCACGTCGCGCGGCGGCGATGAAGCCTCGACTCGTAGAGGCACTTCGCGCAAGTTGCGCAGGTATCCTTGCGACGCAGAGGTTTCAGCCGAGGCCGCACAGGTCGCACAAACTGAGGACGAAGAGTAAACTCGTAGGTGTCGCCGCGCTCAGACTCGCACACGTCGAGGACGTGTTTCAAGCGGCGTATCCTGAGCGTAGTTCGGAGAGTATACCGATCAAACTTACGAAGAAGAATCGCGCGTTTCTAGACCCCCGAGACGGCAGCATCAATCTAAATAAGGCATCTTTACGCGAGGCGTCGCACGAGCTCGCGCATTCGCTGGAGGGGAATCATCGGGGTTACTCGGGACCGCTTACCGTGAAGCCGTATCAAGTGGCGATTCATCAAGCGGTCACGATGTCTCATTTAACGCGCGTCGAAAAGAGCCAACATACGGATTACACGGGCAAAGGGGAGCCTTGCTTCAATGATCAATACATCAGCCTATACACGGGGAAGCTTTACGGTGACGGAGCGAGCGAGTTCGTGAGCGTGGGCGTCGAGAACTTCTTCGCTCACGAGGAGCCTGACATAGCCACCGAGAAGCTCGCAAACTTCGCACTACGTGACCCTCATCACTTCCTCGTTACTTACGCAATACTCAAGGGATACACGAAACATGAGTAACTTAGAGATCCGGCTCCAGCGAAGGGGGCGACGTGCTCGCGTGCGTTTACACTGGGAGATGTCCCCTTTTTTCTGCGATTTCGCGCTTGAGGGAGACGAAGAGGTCCTCGAGATCTACGCCCAAGAGCTCACCGCGCTCTCGGGTTATTACATACGAGGAGCCTCCGTCTTCAATGTTGAGGCGCATCTTAACGCGATCTACGCCGCGCAGTTACTGTTTCCC